AGTGTAACTGCCTCAGCATTTGCAAGTTTAAAGTATCTAAAATACTCATTACCAACAGCACCATAAGCAGAGTTCAAAGAAATCTTCTTTGCCATCTGAATGTTATTGCACCTTGCAATCTCCTTTTCCAATTCTTTGGTTGGAGTTTTTTGATACTGCTGTTTTGCCTCAATCATCTTTTTCTTGTAGATGACACGATCACTGTACATTTTCTCCATCAGTTCAGGAAGAAATCCTCTGATATCTTTTCTGTACATTGAACCATTAGCACAAACTGCATAGTTTTTGTAATCAGAAAAATCAACTGATTGATTTAAAATTCTTTCTACTGATGCAGTTGGATGCCTTTCTTCTACAAGTGTTTCTGGACTGATGTTATACATCATCAGAAGGTGAGGGTACAGTGAATTAAGGTCAAAATTGACAACCCAATCATACTTACCAGGAACTGGTTCTTTTACATAGGCACCAGCAAACTTCTCATCTTTCTTGGTATCTTTCTTGAAAGGAATAACAATATTCTTTTCTTTCAGATAATTATAGATGATAGAATCCCAAGTTCTTACTTGAAAGAATACATCATTATAGTTTCCTTTTGAGTCATATGCCATAGTAATACACAACTCAATCAGTTTCATCTTGTCTTCCAAACGATCCACAAGTTCCACGTCTTTGATGTTGTATTCTACGAACTTCTGCCAATCCTTTGTATAGAATTCCTTGAAGGTATCATATTCAGAGTGGTCCAGTTTCTTCTGTCCAAGTTCTACTTGTACAATATGGTCCAGACGATATGACTCTTGGTTTGTATAAGTAAACTTCCTATACAATTCAAGATAGTCAAGGATAGTTAGTCCTGCAATATCACATCTGGTATGAACTCTACCTTTGATGGTAACCTCATCTTCTGTGACAATACCCCAAGTAGAAAGTTGCTTGGCAACCTTCTTTCCAAGAACTCTACACAGTCTTCCATAAACATATGGAATATCATAAAGGTCACAGTTCCAACCAGTAATTACTTCTGGGGAATATTCTTCCCACCAAAAGATAAACTTGTCTAGAAGGTCTGCCTCACTTGTGCAGTGATGGTAGGTGACATTCTGCTGTTTGTTAATGAATGGTTTGACTCCCCAAGTAGTAACCTGTTTGGTGGCATAGTCTTGAATAGAGATTGTTAAAAGTTCTTCTTGACAACTTTTAACATCAGGGAATCCATTTTCAGATGCCACCTCAATATCAATAGTAATCAGTTTGATTTTAGTAATATCAAACTTGATTTCACCTTTATAGTTTTCAGAAATATACTGGTTGACGTATCTAGTATTACCATACAACTCAAAGTTGTCTACATTTTCATACTTGGTAATGAATTCTCTGGTTTCACGAATGGTTCCTGGCTTGACTGCTTCTACATTGTATCCTTCAAGTGTTTTAAACTTTGTCTTTTTAGGCGTCTTTACATACAGTGTAGGATAAAACTCCTCTCTGTTTTTGTAATGTTTTCCGTCAGAATACCCTCTGGAAAGTATTTCATTTCCAACAAGAACTACATTCGTATAAAAATTCATTTAATGGTCTTCAAATAAAGTTCAACTTGATCTGGTTTAGGATCTACAATAGTAAAAATAGAATCAGAATGAATCATCAGTTCTCTCTGATCAGTAAAGATAGGCCACTTTTTATATTCATAAGTTGTTTCATTAGAAACAAACATCTGACAAGGATTGGTCAATTTACAATCAGGACCTCCAAGTTCAGATTCCATCTCTTCAATTTCTGATATTAGAATAGAATCATTCTTCAGAATCAGTATTTTCAGATTTTCCATTCAATTGCTCCAAATAAGAATTTTTAACTTCATCAAGAGGTTCAACAATAGTAACCACCCAATTAGATGGGATCTTAATTGTTTTATCTTTAGAAAGGGGAATGTATGGATAAAAAACAACTCTTGTGTTATCTTCTTCCAATCTTGTTACAAATGGATTTGAGATTTCAACCCATTCACCATTAATATCTTCTGCAGTAACTTCTGCAATTACATCCTCATAGGATTTAAGGATTAAAAGTTTAACAGACATAATTTTCCAAAGTTAACGATTTATCTTGTAATTTTATGATGTGATCTGCAAGTTTGTCTATGTATCCTTTGTTTCTTAATTCTTTGAATACAAGATTCTCAAATGCAAACTCACCAGATTTATCTAGTCCAGCATTTCTCATGTCTCTGATTTTTTTCAAAAGAGCTTCCAATACTGATATATTGTTTGAGTGTCTGATGACACTGTTAATCTTATCAATCATATCAGAGACCTTTGCTTTTAGCAAGTCCCTATCAACCTTCCCAGTGAACTTGCCTGGCATCATAATCCACTTATTATTTTTGATTGAATAAACTCCTTGATTTTTCCTACGTTTCTTACCAACTTCTTCAATATAAGGTTCTACATTATGACCATAGATTTTTACATCATGGGTGAGTGCCCAGAGTTGTTTCTTGTCCTTGTAATAATCAGACAACAAATCTGGACACTCAGTTTTGGTTCCATCAATTACAACATGCAAGTCTAAATCTGAATACTTGGTATAGTTGTATCCAGCATTACCACCAAGAAGTAAAATATCTTCTATCCCAGATTTATCAACCCCAACATAATCAACCCATGCCATAGCAACCCTTTTTAATTGATTCCTGACTTTTGGGCGAAGCATTTTACCATCCCAAAAGGTTGGATTCAATTGCTCATGGACTTGAAATGATATAGATTCTTTGTAAAACCCATTATAAGTTTTCATCTCGACCTTTTATAGGTATTTATAAAAAGGGGGGATGGATGGTCTTGTCATCCTCCCCCTAGCGCCGACGATATTCAAAAGTATTTATAGATAATCCTTCCTAGTGTGGTGCTCTGGGACAATCTTACCTAATCTAATGGTAAGTAATCCATCTTCAAAGATGACTTCTCTAACTTCTGTGTCATCTGAGAGTGTCCATGCTCTTTTGAAACTTCTTTGAGCCAGACCCTTGTAGACAAACGTCTCGCTCTGTTCAGTATCTGCCTTGTCCCCTTCGACAAAAAGTTTTCCATACTCTGTGAAAACATTCACTTCCTCCTTTTTAAATCCAGCAAGGGCAATCTCTAAACGAGATTCTACATTATTTACATGAACAAGATTGTAAGGTGGATAGTTTGTTGTAGTTTCATGAAGATTGAATAGACGATCAAAGTATTCATCCATTCCAATACTGTTCTTTGTAATCTTCTCCATCAGTGTAGGAAGATCAGACGCAGTATAACGCATGAGGTTAGTCATTATAGTAGCCCCTTTAAAAGCGAGTTTGTGTTTTGTGGACCCCTAAGGCATCCAATACTAATTATACAACAATCAATAAAAAAGAGGGTGTTAAAAACCCCCTTACTTCATTCAGTTTCCTCTACTCTTTTCTTTTTGGAACCAATATTGTATTTGGTTTCCAACACCCAATCATCTTTATCTTTATAAGAAAGAACTTTAATTTGATTTAGTGGTGCCAAGTCTTGAATCTTGGCAACATTATTGACTGTAACCAAACCCCAATCTGCAATCAGTTGAATGATTCTGTTCCTTCTTTGAACATCATTCACAGTCAGATTTGCATGTTTGCCATCCAGAGCAAACAGTTCCTTAAAGTGGACAAGGTAATATCTTCCTTGTTTATGGAGGATATGACAGGACTGATACAGTTTCTTTTCTTTACGTGATGCAACACCAATTCTAGTCAGTGTTTCACGAACTTTCAGAAAATCATCTGGTTCATTTAAAGTAACTTCTACCATTTGATCAGGAGACCATTTCACCTCAGGTTCATGTACAACGCTCATTTCATTCCTCCAATTTCCAGTTTAGTTTTAATAAAGTTAATTTGTTCTTTGGAAAGTATTCTCAAAGCTTGCTTTGCTTTTTCATTACTATAACCATAGTAAGATTTGATGCATTCAAGTTCTTTGATTTTTTCTTGTTTAATCCAAGGAGAATATCTTTTC